CTCAGAGATCATCTTGTTTTTTGGACCCTGCTCAACGGCTCCGCCGCCCCTTGTTGCTGCACCCATTCCACGTCCGGCCATGTTACTTACCTCGATTTCGATACGATTTTACTTTTGCAGCTACCTTCTTGGGTTGCTTGCTAAACTGCACACCCTTTGCTGTATCTGCACGTTTTTTTCTTGATGTTGCTGCGTACTCGGCACTGCTCAAGGCACCAATCGCCTTCTCAGGCAAGTAACGCTCACCCGTTGCCTTGGGACCCTGCGTCGAGGGCTTACCAGACTTGGTTCGCCACTTCTGATCGCCCCAGTCTTTAAGAGATTTCTGAGGCTTCTTAAGTGCCATCACTGTAGCTCCCAAACGACTCAAGGTATTCTACAGCACTGCGCAAAATAACAGGGCTATCTTTGAACATTCCCAATGCGCGGTTACACTGTTTACATAGCACACCACGAAACTCCCCTGTGTCGTGATTATGGTCAATTGCGCTATCGATTAGAGCAACCTGCGTCTTACAAATTGCGCAACAGCCCTCTTGCCTCTCGTACCGATCTACAAGTTGTTCTGGAGTAATACCTCGCCTAGAACACCGTTTTGCCAATGTCCAAGGGTCTTTTTCCCGATACTCGGCAACTCTGTGCGGGTTATTGTCTGTCCAGTCCCTATGCCTCCTATAAAGACACGTGTTGCAGTGGCTTTTGAATAGGTGAGACAGTTGCCCCCCGCGACTACGGAAAACACCCAGTGGTTTTGTTTCACCACAATCTGTGCAGGTTTTTACCGATTCAGTCACGATACCCGCCACCCGCAGCCTTGTACTTCAGCGCCAACATCTGCGCCTTGCGCCCGGACCACTGCCCCGGGCTGCCGCCCTTTCCGCCGGCCTTGATCTCTTCAAACAGCCGCTTGCGAAGCGTTGGCTTCGTGTAGTTTCCAGCCTTATTTACCGTTGATTTTGCCATCAGCATTTCCACCGTTTTCTGGCCTGTCTCAGCCGACTGTTCGGATCTTTTGCGGCCTCTGGAAAGTCACGCATCTGCCCAGCTGACCTCGCACAATAAGACTTTCGTCTTTCCGCGCGCTTGCCGGTGGGCTTGTCTTCCGTTACCGCTGTCTTAAGCTTGCTACCGGGGTTGGCCTTGCGGTACGCCGCAACGCCCTTCTCCGTCATTCCCGCCCCTTTTTTAGTAGGGCGGAAGTTGCCGGATTTCACGGAGGTTTTAATCCCCATGCCCTTGGTAGCCATTAGGCAGCCGCTCCGCCTTCAAATAACAGCGTGACACTCAACACTTCTGCGCTTGCAACGTCAATGAATATGCCTGTTTCAAACAGGATACCCATGTCCGGAATGATCACATCCTGACCGCCCGCCGCTGCTGGCGTGAAGATCGTAAGCTTTGCTGTGCCGGCGGTACTTGTGCCGTCTTTAAGCGCAAAGGAAGCTGCTACAGCAGAATTAGTGAAGTAAACCCCCACCAACCTGCACCGCCCAACGACCGCAGAGGCATCTGCAGTCTTGGTGACCGATTGAATATTGCTGAAGCTCATTGCGCGTCTCCTTTAGCTTCAAATTAAGCAGTCTGCGTTCCAACCACTACCCACGTCGGGTTACTAATGGCGCCCGTATTGATGTACAGCTTGCCCGCAGTTACATCGACATACAGAGAACCAGTACCCGCGTAGTTGTCGCCGGTTGTGCCATTAACAGGAACACCAGCTGCCGTTATAACAACAACATTGTTAGACACGCGGATTTCTGCTTTTTTGTAGGGCTGAACGGAACCGCCGCCGCCAACAGCATCTTGCAGACTAAGGTCCATGCCATACTCAAAGCCAGAAGCGCCCGTTGACTGAGTCATGCCAATACCAAAACCAGCGCGGGCAGTGGTTACTCCACCGTCCCCGTCCATCCACGCCATTACTGCCGCATCAGCCGTGGTTGTTGTATTACCTACAACTCCCATGACCCCGGTTTTTGCAAAGGTAGAAGCGTTGGTGCCGGTAATCAAATAACGACCCGTTGCCCCAATGTAATACGTTGCAGTTGTGCTAAGGTTAGCGCCAAAAACTTGACCCGAAGAACCCTGAGCACTAGAGGGCGCAGTTGCGGTGCTACTGCCGAAAGCTCCCACTGGGTTAACGGTAAAAGTGGCTCCCCGAGTAGCTTCCCCTTGAGTTGAAGAATTTGAGGTCAAATAGGGTTCATTGGGAGTGCCGAGAATAAAACCATTTTCGGACGCAACTGGTCCAGAGAAGGTAGTACGTGCCATTTAGAAATCCTCACATGCGAGTAGTGCGCTTCAGTCTGCATGTCGCCCGCCCGAGTCGGTCTGCAGCGCGTAAAATGTTCTCGGGGTTACGTGCTTTTTACGCTTTTTGGGGGAAGGTGTCAATCCTGAAATGAAAAGGGCCCCGAAGGGCCCTAGTGGGTCTCTAGTCAACTGACCCGTACTAGAAGTTACGGAGTACCGGGTGAACCGAATATTCCGCGAGGATCAGAGAAGCCAAAAGAATATCGCTCTCTTGCTTTGTACCGAACGTTACCAGTATCGAAGTCGCCTTCAAAGCCGGTTTTGATCGCAGCACGGTTAAACATCTTCATGCCGTTAGGCGCATCGGTCTTGATGAAGAACGCATCTGGATCGACGAGGAAGTGGTTAACAGTGTAGCCCTGCGGAACCATGCCCATGTTGCGGATCGCGTTAATGTCGTTATCCGCTGTGCCTACGCGCAGGGTTGACTTCATGATACGGTCAGCAGTGAACTGCAGCTCTTTCGGGATGATCAGCTTCAGACCCTGAATCGCAATCTTCAAACCGCGCTCATCAGTGAAGGCAGCGATGTCGATCAGCGCCTGCTCCAGTGAGGTTTCAGAGAGGTCTGCCGATACAGTCAGCTCGTTACGCAGATCTGGACCACTCAATGAAGGGTGATCTAATGCGCACAAAGGCTTGCCGTCGCCACCGATTGAGGTGGTGAAAGCGCCGTTCAGGATGGCCGCAGCTTTGATTTGCTTGGTCTGCGCCATTGAGCGAGCCAGTGCCTTGGTGTAACGCACAGACAGACGGTCGTAGAGGTTGTCTTCTACGGCTTCTTCGGTCAGGCTGAACGCCAGAGCAATGGTTTCATGGGTGTAGCGAGCGGTGTAGACTTCTTGCGCGTTGTCGTACTCGACACCTGCGCCTTCAGACTTCACGGGTGCTTCGCCAAAACCGGAGAGCATAACTTCTTCTTCAAATGCGCGGTCGGAAGATTCGATTGAATAAATCTCCGTGTGCTCATTTTCGTAGTTGTCGTACTCCATACCGAACAGAGCGTTAAGACCCGGCTCAAGTTCGGCGACTAATTGGGAACGAGAAATAGCCATGTTTTAGCTCCTATTACGGCGCTGTATTGGCAACACCAGTGCTGCCGTACAGGTGAGTGTTGATTTTAACCACAACGTCAACGTGATTTGTAGCACGTATGTTGTTGGGTGCGTTGTAGAAGCCCACGATCTTTAACACCAGACCCGCTGTGTTAGCAATGGTAGATGAGTCAAGTTCGGTCGCAGACAGGCCAGTAGTAGTGCTGCCGGCGGTGTAGGCAATGTTGGCGTTTTTGCCAATGTCTGCCTGCACAACGTCTTCGTCTGCTTGAATCAAGAACAGCTGGCTGGGGTCATCCACCACTTCTGCGGTAATCACACCGGAAGTAATGTTAACGGAACCCGGATAAAAGTTCTTAAAAGTGGGCTTGCCACTTGTAGGATCAACATAAAAAACACCGTTCAATACGCCCAGTGCCGAGGTGTGTATAGTGGAGTCGTATTTCACGACATACCCACCAACGAGTGTGACCAGATCCCCTTGGAAAATGGCGCCAGTCTGATTGTCTTCGATCTCATAAGCAAACTGCTTCTGAGCTCCAGTGGCGGACAAGTTACCAAGCGGGCGCAGGCCAAATGCTTTGTCTACGTTTGCCATAGTGAAAGTTCCTTTAAATATAGGTTATTCGGAGGATCGAGACCCGCCGACGCTTACTTTTGACTGCCGCTCTGGCGCCGAGATACGCATGCTTGAATGCGCGTTACTCTTCAGCAGGTCGTTGTCTGCAGCCTTGATTTGATCGTGTGTACGGCTTTTATAAAACGCCCGTCGCTCGTCTGCTGTTTCCTCGGGAATTCGTGCCAGAACCACATCGCCTACAGAGATCACGCCCGCGTGTCGTCCGTCATCCAAGCCCTGCCCCGAAAATTCAGGGTATTCGTCGGCGCGCACTAACTCGTAGCCTTCTCTCATTTTTGAGGAGATATTCATTCTGTCATCCACTCCACCGGCTTCTCGTCTAATCCAGCGGTGCTTGTAACCGTCTGGGGCGGGAGGAGCATCGAGTCGTGATGGAGGTGCCCAAGGCTTGCGACGCGCAGTGGTTTCTCGAGACTCAGTGCCCCGGGTGCTGCGATTTAACTTTGGTACAACGATGTCGTTTTCGCTCATGGTATTTACCTTTTCACGTATTGTGCGTATTTTTCAAGCGGTACGCCTAGTTTCTTTGCCATTGCAACTTCACTAGGTTTAAGCCGGATACTACGGCGTGCTGAATTATTTAGTCCCGAAGATCGGGTCGCAGAGGCAACGGTTTGCACGGGTCGGCTGCTTCTGGTTTGTTGGGGCGCAGACTCAGAAAACTTCTTTGGAAAGAGTTCCTGCATTCTGCGATCTATCTCATCATAGTACTCATCTGTCTGCGGGTCAAATCCTTCGTTTTTAACAAGCTCCACATGAATACCACGAACCGTGTTGGTCATCACCACGTCCGAGCCAAACCATGTGTTTTTCTCCGCCCACTCTTCTGCACGCGGATCGTTCCTTCTGGGTGCCTGCTGCTGTGCGGGTGCCTGCTGCTGCGCGGGCGCCCGCTCTTGCTGCTGTCGTATCCGGCTAACCTGCGCCTCATGGTTCGCCAGCTGGTGCTGCTCCATGATAGTTGACGTCAGGCGCTGCTGCGCTTCGGTCTCGGTGTCAATGTCACCTTCTTCCCGCGCGCGACGAATCACGTTCTTGAGCGCGGTAATCTGCGTTTCAACCCGCCCCTTGGCCTCACCCACACGCGCAACTGCTGTCTGCTCATACTGCTTCTGCAGCTCTTCGTTGCGAGACTGCACGCTCTTTGCGTACTCCAGTGCCGACTGCTCACGGCGCTCGGTCTCACGTAGGCGCGCGGTGAGCTTGTCGATGCGCTTTTTGACCTTGTCGGAGTACTGATCTAGCTCCTCCGCGTTCGGACCGCTCTCCACGACACTGGTGGTCTTGCCTTCGGTGTCTTCCGAGATGGTGACCGTAGCCGCCTCCTCGTTTTCTCCAATATCGAATTCTAACTTTTCATTTGAATCAATCATGATACTTTCCTCTTCACTTGTGCAAAATGCTTGCAGGATCGGACACAATTCCCAAAATCTCGTCGTCGTTCAGAAGGCGAATCTCTCCGCCCTCAATCTGGATGCGGGAGCCCGCGTAACGACCAAACACCACCCAGTCACCGGGTTTGCACCATGCGCCGTCGGGGAACTTGCTTTCGTCCGCGTAGGCGAGTGGTCCAAGCTTGAGCACATAGCCCACGTTGGTTGCCAGTTGAGTGCGTTCAGTTGTTTCTTTGGTCAGCACAATGCCGCCCTTTGACGTACCGGCACCCCGGTAAGGTAGCAGCGCAAGGCGCCACCCAGTCGGTTGCGGTATCAAATCCAAGACGCTTTGTGTGAGACCGCTTTCTGGAACAGTGCCATCATCTGTGTAGGCATCGTTCAGCGAGGGTTTTTGGTTGGCCTTATCGTCTGCCCATTTCTGTTCTAGAGCTGTCAGCTTTGGTTGCATAGGTTAGTCCTCTGAGTGCTTATCAAGTTCGCTTTTCACAATACTTTCTGAAAGTCGAATACCCTCTAACCGCCCCATCAGATACCTATATCTCTCCATGTCGCTGACACTCCCACCCAGCACAAGCTGCTGCGTGTCGTGTTCTATCTTCCTCATTTCTTTTAGTACTTTTTCAGCAAAAGTGAGCATGGTCATTTCCATGTAAGCAGAAGGTAGTCGCCACCGTCTGAAAGGCGTCAAGCAGCGTTAGTAGATCTTTACATCGTTGTTTCCGTCTCGTTTTTTGATTATTCTCGGTTTTCTTACACCCCCGTCCTTTATCCCAAGTTCTCTATCGGTTTTTGCTATCTTGCTCTTTGTGCGTGACTTGTCCTTGCTGGATGACCGCATCATTGCTCCTATTGCGCCGTTGGTTTGGGCGTGGTTATGCGCTCGCGGGCAACTTCAAAGCGCCCCTGAGCGATCTTTTCCTGCGAGGCAATGCGCTCGTCGTTGGCCTGCGAACTTTCCTGTATGCGCATCTGTTCGTTCTTCAATCCCTCTTGCTTGAGCTGTATTTCAGCCTGATCCTTCGCCGCGCGCTGCTGAAGCTCCTGCTCCTTGAGCGCGATGACCGGGTCAGGTGCGCCTGCGCCTTCGCCAGAGAGCGTTGTCTGCATCGCCTTGACGTCCATCAGGTACTGAGCAATGTTGAGCGAGATCATCGCCTCACGCTGCATGTCGGAGACCATACGGTCAGGGTCGCTGCCGTACTGACGGAACAGCTCGGCCTCGGCGTCTTCTTCTGCCTTGAGCTTAACGTGCTCCATAACGTGCTTCTGCAACTCAACAGCGGCCAGCGGGTTGCCCTGCACCAAGGGCGAGAGCCCCATGATCAGGTGCGAGGCAATGTGCGAGTCGTGCTGCTGGCCGGCGAACGCCTTGAGCTGCTTGCCGTCAATCGCATCGATGTTCTCGCTTGCCGGGTCCTTGGGCATCTGGTTGGTCTGGGTCTTCAGAATGCCGTCGATGTCCCTCACGTTCATCGACTGGTAAACCCGGTAGTACGCCTCGTACATGTTGTGCATGTTTGGCGCGCTCTGCGCCAGCTGCAGCTGGGTCTGTGCCAAGGTGATGCGCTGCGCAGCGGAGAAGATATTGGGGTCAGCAACGGGCAATACAGCTACTTTGTTGTCAAAGTCAGACTGCTTGATTAAACGAGACGCTCCCGGTACATCATAGGGGTACTCGGGGGGCAAGTACTGACCAAAACCTCGGAAAAGCATCTCAAACTCTTGCGTCTGTGCGTAGTACAGGCGCTTATGGATGGCGCTCATCACCATTGAGCCGCGCTCAAGCAGCGCAAGGGTGGTGCCCACTGCTGCTTGCTGGTTGGCGTCGCCTACCTGCATGTCTGCAATGCTGGCAAGACGTCTGCCGGCGTCCACGGTGAAGCTTAACAGCGCAAATAGGGTCTGGCTGGGCTCTTTGTAGGGCAGCGGCAGCAGTGAGGAGGCAAGTTCAGCCCCACCAGCGTCAATATCACGCCATTCACCCGGCTGGATGGGCTTGTCGTCGTCCGCAATGCGCGCGCCCTTGGCCTTGAAGCCCGCAGGCAGGTTAGAAAGCGTGCCAGAGTCCAATAACTGACGAAGTGCAGAGGTTGCGGTCTTGGAAAGGCCGCCAATCAGGTGCACAAAGCCCAAACCGTAGGCACCGAGGCCAGAAACCAGCATGTAATGCACAAAATACTCAATTCTAAGGTGCAGAGGGTCTTCTTCTGCCCAGTTTCGACGCACACTGATCACTCGCCCACTGGTTTCGTCGGTTGTGACCACATACGGCAGCTTAATGCCCGTCGGTTCGCCGTCCTCGTCCACGTCTTCGTAGCCGGGGATGTCCAAATCAACGTGAAACTCCAGCAAAGCGATCTCTTCTGGCTCGCCAGCAGACTGCATGCCGGTAATTCGGTCAATGGTGGCACCAATTTGATCCTGCGAAATGCCAGAACCGTCAGGGGACACCTCAATGTCAATATATTCACCCGCGTAAACACGCTTTTTGAACTCGTTTGAGTCCATTGCAATGCGGTGCGTGATGCGCCGGCACTCAGAAATCACGCTCGAGCCGTGGTAGGGGATGTAAAGGTCATCGGCAAGCACCAGACGACTGACCATACGACCCAATTGCGAGTCGTAGTACACCTTTTTGAAGGTAGAGCCGCCGTATCCGGTGTAAAACAGCAGCTGATCAAACTCCGGCGTGTACTCCTTCATCACAGCCGTGATCTGGTAATTCATAAAATCCTGTACACGTGCAGCCTGTTGGACTTTATCCAGAGTTTCCTTGCCTAGTGTCTGCGTTCGCACAGGACCACCCGCTGGCATCAGCTCCTTAAACGACTGCGCTTGGAACTGAATGATGGCCTCGGTCAGCATTGGATGCACAACGCCCGACGCGCCACGGAACGGCTGCGTGCGATCCTCCATCCGCAGCCCCAGCAGGTCCAAACCCTTGGCGTACATCTCCTCCCACTGCCCGCGAGAGCTCTTGTCCGCGTCGAACAGCGCCTGCAGGTTGATGGAGATATGCCCAAGATCCTGCGGATCGATGCTGTCCGCAAGGTTGTCGTAAAAACCCTGCTCCTCATCGCCCATGCCAATCTCAATCAAGGCACTGCCGTCATCCTCAATGATGATCTCAATGTCCTGACCGTCGTCTTCATCAAATTCAATGATGTCGGAGTTCGGGGCTAAGTTTACGACCTTGTCTATTGGCATTTTTTATCCTAAATATCTGCGGTTATCGTTGCGCATGCGTTCTACGTTGTTCTTGGTGACTGCGCCGCCTTTGGCAAAACCTTTTTTATCTGAAGGAATTTTATCTGGAAATAGCTCTCTAGCCTTACTCAGCATCTCGCTTTCAGTCGTGTAATCACCATCAATTCTATCCCAAATTTGGTCAATTTCTCTGGTGCTTAAACTTTTAAGCGATCTTGGGGTTGGCCCGGTCTGTCGGTCTCGTGTTACAAGCCCTGTGTTCTGCAGATCATTAACATAAGACCATTTCCCAGACATAATAAAGTCTTGGATAAACGGCAAAGCATCTGCATCCGGCATGCCGTTGCCGGGACCTTTAATCTGATTAATGCCAAGATATGGCCGAGCGTTAAACTTTTCCAAAATATCAGGTCTGTTTCGCTGAAGCCATGCGCTAGCGTCATACTGACCACGGTCGGCAACAATCTGGTTCCAGATTCCCGGCTCAATCTCATTAAGTATTTCACCTGAAATCCACGGAGGTTCGTTCTCCATTTCAATTGTTGCAAAAGGTTTTCCGCTTTCATCTCTCAGAGAATAGATGCGCGCACGATCATTGGTTATGGCATCCCACCCGCCGAGTCCGTAAGTATCAGAGCCGCCGCGCTCCCGAGTTCTGTACCCGCCAACCGAGTGCCCCATTGCACTGCCCTCATACTCCAGCGCGTCATTTAGCGCAGCGTTGGCCTCTGGCGTTTCTTGGCTTCTCGCAAGCTGAACCCACTTAAACTCTTGGACGTTTGGCTTGTTCTGGTACGGGACAGTATCGTATTGCCTGTAAGGAACCGTGGCGGCGTTGTTGGCTTTTACCGCATCCGCCTCTGCACGGTTAACTTTTCTCCATGCGTTTATCTCGTCAACCTTCTTGGAAACGTCCGCAACAGACATCCTGTTTAAATTACTAGGGTCAATGCGCAGGGACGCTGGCAAGTCAGAGTTTGGCGCTGTGGCATTTCCCAGCTCGTCGATTAAGTGGTCAAGCCCGAGGCCGCCAAATGGATAGCCGCTTTGTCGAGGACTGTAGACATTTGACTCTGGAGGTATTTTAGACAGCCACGGGTTTTTATTAATAAAATCAGTTTGCATCCTTGCAAGAGCTTCAGGAGTCACCCATTCGCTCTCACCTTCAGTTAATAAATCTCCTGCCTTATCTCTCCTGATAGACAAGTCCGCTGCGTCTTCCCACGCCTTACCCATAGTAGACAGTCCTGATCCAAACATAGGGTATCCAGATTCCCGTCTCGCCCAGTTAGCCGCAAGACCATCGTCTCCGAGTAATGCAATATCAGCATGCAACCCAGTCTGCGCTGCAATCAACGCACGTTCACGCTGCAGCTCTCTGATTTGCGCCTGTGACGCGGTCATCTCATTAATAGTAACCCCCCGATCAAGCCGCGCTCGCTCCATGTTCTGCATTGCTCTGGCGATCTGAGCGTCCTTTTGTGCTAGGCGATCTGCTTGAAGACCTTCAAACGCATCGGCCTGCAGTCGTATAGGATCTGACTCAGTAGCCATTTCATTACGAATGTACTTGCCCAGTTTCGAGTCAATCCAGTTGTCGATATATGCTCTGGATCGAAGACTATCAAGACTGCTTTGAACGTGCGATCTTAAGTCTGGACTAAGAGATGCCATTGCCTCTGGTGTATACCTTGCTTCCATCTCAGCGAGTTTAGCTGCTGGTGTATCTGAAAGCAGTCCTTGATTAGCATTGCGCAACATTGCTAAATCATCCTCAATCGATCCAGCAAGCCAGTTACCACCGCGCTCCTTAATAATGCCCATCGAGGAGGGTTGACCAATCGAACCAGCCCCAATATTGCCACCAGCAACACTGGCGAGCAGCTCTGCCGTTGTTGAGTCTGGCATCAACTCCCTTGCAGCAGCGGCGGCGGCTTCTGAGCCTGCGTAGGCGGCGCTTTCGCGACCGAGGTTGGGGAACATGCCTTGTAACTGTCTTGCCGCTGTTGGAGCGGATGCAGCAGCCTGCGCAGTGCGGCCAGCAGCAGCAAAAGGCAGAACAGACGCACCAATGCCACCAACGGTATATGGGTTGTAATCTTCAACGCCAATCGATTCCTTTACCGGCTGAGCAACAGACTTAAACTCTCCAGCGTCCATTCCCATGCGATTTCCAAGGTAGCGAACACCCATCTGGGCTAAGTCACCAAGACCAAGCGTCATGTCAATGGCCGTTCCTACAGCAGGCTTGGAGACGTTCTCGTAAAACGCCAGATTAGCTGCGCGAGCGACGTCAGACAAACGCTCCAGCATGGCGCGACTCTCAGTCTGTGGTTCGTCTGCCCTTTGTGCTGCTAGTTGAGCAGCCCTGCCCGTGCGGCCAGCAACTGCTGGGGCGCTGCCGCCTACACGAGCCTCTCCACCATTGGCAAAGCGCTGCAGGCCAGTCGCATCAACGCGCTGGCCTTCAGGCTTTTTTCCAATGAGGTTCTCTAGCATGCGGCGCGAGGAGGTTTTCTTGACGCTGCCGCCACGGGCGAATCCTTGCGCTCTGCCAGACAGCTGTGCCAGCGCCTGATCCTGCAGAGCTACCGCCTGATCGTATTCATTCACAACAGGGACGTCTTTGGCACCACCAAAGTATTCTGGATCGTGAACAAAAAATACTACGTCTGGCTCGCCGTTGTTGTATTTTGCAAATGTTTCTTTATTCCAACCGGCAGGTGCGTACTCATCGTTCCACGGCAAACGTGCTACCGGACGAAAGCCCACCGTCTCGTAAATTTTTGGCAAATACGTGTCAAATGCATCAAGCTTGCGACCACCTGCTGCTACTGCCGCCTGAAGCATTGAATATCCGCTTCCGCCTTGAGCGTTTTTACCAGCAAACACAGCAACTATGTCGCCGTCTGGCTTAACTGCAAATCCGCTACCGTCGTCAGTCCTAAACAGACGAGCCTGAGCCAGTTCCTCTGGTGATTTTATCTCAACTTGGGCACCAAATTTATGACCAGACATTGCAGCTGTCATTTCAGCGTTGTATTGAGCAGCTGATTGTTGAGCTTGAACTTCTCTAATGGCCGGAAGGTTGAGTCCGGCTGCTTGATACTGTCTTAAAGCATTAGCGTCAGGTGTAAAAGTTAAAAGCCCATCTCCCTCATCCCCTGATCCAATTCCTGCCTCGTAAGGCCCGGTTTCTCGGCCAATATTTCTTCCATCAACTCGTCCCGAAAGCTTTGACTCTGCGGCTGAGACGTTAAGCCGGTCTCTGCGGAAGTTGTTGAGGAACTGGGCGCGTCTCCCAGAAACGGAGCTCCCACCTTCAATATCCCGAGCATCGCCCGATCTAAGACTTCCGTCGGGGTTTGCGTTTTCAAATTGTCTTGCGGTTTCATCGAGCTTTCTCCTGTCTACGCCGGCTTGTTCAAACCAAGGCTTGTCTTTGGATTCTGATACAAAGAATTTTGGGGATTTTGGTACAATACCATTTTTTGGATTTTTTATGAACTCTTCAAACTCTTTTTGTCGCGTAGGAGTCATCCGCACAATGCTGCCGTCAGACAGTGGATATTCAACAATGGGACCGTTAATGGCCTGCCTATAAGTCATCCCAGATGAGAACGTATTTCTCTTGCCCTCTGTCACGGATTGACCAATAGCCTCTCCGCTCCTAACTGCTTGTAAAGTGCTATGCGATACTGGCTGACTACTACCAATAAGCCACGTTTCCCAGTGCATTCTAGAAATGCTGGCATCCTCTGGCCTGCCAACCATTGCGTAAGCTTTTTGAACAGAATCAGAGAGACCATCTTCCATCATCTCTGTTACCATAACTCCACGAGGCCCTCCTAAAATACTGCTCAACCCGCCTTTGTCAATGCCGTCATAAATATTTTTCCCGCCATACCTGCCATCGTCCCAAAGGTTACGAGACTGAATCCTGTCCATCACAAGCATGTCAGGCTTACCTGCCACCAGAGCAATAAATGATACAACCTTGTTATCAATTCCGGGGCTTTGAGTTAGCTTAAAAAACTCCCTCCGAAAGTCGCGCCCCGTGCGAAGCGGGTCTGACAAGATTTCGTGCAACTTATTTAGGGGAGAAGGACCGCCATCAGCGCTCTGTCCCAATTGATACAAAAGATTTCCAGCCGCATTTGAGTTCATCGTAGACGACTTTCCGGGGGAGCCCTCTGGAAGGGACCTTGACACCATCTGCTTCCACGCATCAATGTCCGCTTCTTTAAACTGCCCTTTCACCGCCTTATCAATAAACGGGCCGGCATTATTCAGCAAATCAAGAAATGCGCCTTCTTGTGGCGCTGGTCCAACGCCACGAGACAAAATTCCCCATACAAAAAGTCTGCCAGTCATAGATGGCGGAGCTATCTTAGAATTGTATAAATTCTTTATACTGGAAACGTAAGAGAAACCCTCATCAACGCTTTTTTTCATATCTGGACTTAATTTATCAAGCGTTGCTGCAAGCTTTGCCGGTTTCTGAGCATACCTAATTGCTGTTTCCGGAGGAGCTGGCAAGTAATCGCCACCAAAAGCCTGCTCTTCCGCTCTCAGCCAATTATCACGAGACGTAAGGGCACTTGGGTTTTGAGACTCAACCAAATCGATGTTTTCAAAGTTCTGTGCTTTGTTTTGGAGGGTGAACTGTTGCGTAACTGGATTTATTGCTTCGGCGCCAGTAGCCTCAACTAAAAGCAGCGAAGGAAGCGCGTGTCCTCTTGCCTCTGGATTAGGAACAACAAGCTGTGGAGCATCCACCTCATCCAACATCGCCGCAGCACTGCCTGCCGGTGGCTCGTCCAGTGCGGTCAAGGCGTCAACGTCTTCGCCGGGTGTTCTTGGGGCGTCAACGCCAGCTTCAGGCGTTAGCGCGTCCAGCATCCCTTTCGCACTGTCTGGCGGCACATCGTCCATATCACTTATTGCCGCACGCCGCGCGCCGCGAGCGCCGATGCCGCCAAAGGGAACTGCTCCTGCCGCTGCCATCGTGGAAATCTGCCGGTAGCTGTCAGCAAGCGCTGTGTTGCCCGCAGCCTCCGCCTCATTAGCCATGTCCGAGTATTTCTTCGCGTCCATGCCAGATCGTATTTCACCGATAATTGGCGTCATGTCCAAAGCAAAGCCCAAGGGGTCCTGCTTGGCGCCCTCTATCATCGCCCCGCCCATAGCACCAACATCAGAGCGAATCTGTGCCAAGGGATTTTCGCTCTGCGCAATACCCCTGCCGTAGTCAAAGACAGTGCCGGGGATCTGCTTGGCGCCAGCGACAATGTTCTGCAGCATGTTGCGGCTTTCGCTCTGCTGCGATGGACCCGTGCGCGCCGCTGACGGCGTGTTGTCGATACCCTCCAGCTGACGACGCAGCAGTTCGTCTAGCGGCAACTGCGCATCGGCTGCGGGAGCAACATCCCCCAGCTGCCGGCGCCGTAGCTCATCTAGATTAACAGGCGCATCCTCAGTGATGTACAACGGATCATTCGGACTCAGCGGCCTGCGACCACTAACCTCACCGCCTTCCTGAAAGCGAGCCAGCCCATCCCTTGCTGACCCATCAGACTTTTTTGCGTAGCCGCCC